CGTGTCGCTGTCTTCCCACCAAACTTTAGCAACGCCGGTTTTCTTCACCAGCGCGTCATGGAACACATCGTGCAGAACGCGATAGCCGTTGTTCTCGTTAAACTTCCACTCGACGTATTTGGTCGCCTGTTCCGCCGATTGAATGTCATCTTGCCCGACCGGCACAAACTGCACAGGCGTTCCGGATTGCAGGAACGTCCGCATCAGCACCGGCTTAACCATCCGCACGGTGTCCCGACATTTGGTCGCCACAACCTTTGAACGGCCTTCCTCGGCTTCTACCGAAACCTGCCCGTTGAAATACCTTGCGGCCTTCTTCCTGTCGTCGGCCACTTCGCTTTCGCAAAAGTCTTTCGCCGCCGTGATGGCGGCAATAACAGCCGCTTCGATCTGGTCAGGCGTCATTTTTGTTGGCTTCATTGTGCCTCCAAAGAAAAAGCCCCGCGAAAGCGAGGCTTGTAATTCGCGCAAGGAAAGCGCATTTTGGTCAGATGTGGACAGCCGGACTGCTCATTATCATCAGCTTTGTGATCGCCCCGCATGTTCCGTGGGCGCTGCTGATTACAATACCATTAGCGGCGTTCTTCATTTCCTTGCAAAGATAGCAAAGGCAGCAAGCCAGTCGCTCCGCTCATGACGTTTGACTGCTGAGGAAGCCATTGGTTTGCAAGATATGCTTGAGCAGGCTTAGAGCCAACGAAACGACTTGCTGCAATCGGTGCCATGCTACTTGCCGCACCAACAGCGCCAGCGATGGCCGGATCGCGGGTTAAAGCATAAGCAAGCCCACCCGCTCCTGTGCCTGTCATTGCGCTGTTGCCCATCATTTGAGCCAACAGATTATCTTGCGCAGGGTCGGACAGCGGAGCAATCACCGAATTGCCGTCGCGCGCAAGATTACCGAGGTCTTTCTTGCCGGTTGCATAGCCTGTCTTTGCATTACCGCGCGATACTGCCCCGCGAACGTTGCGCGGGTTGATAATGCCCAAAGCTGCGTCATCACCAGCGCCGCTAACCGACTGAACGATTGTCTTGTAATCGCCCCACATCTGACGTGCATCAGCAAACTTCTTGACTAGATCACGCTTTCCGGCCTGCACAAGTCCATTTTCTGCCGCGCGGTCCAAAATTGTAATATACTGGCTTGCTGCCTCACGCAGTTGGTCATCAGACCCAATCAGCGCCTTGGAAAGCTGGCTGCGCCATTGCTGGTATTGTTGCCCTGTGATTGATTCGCCTGACGCCAGAGCGGCCTCAACCTTTTTTCGTGTTACCTTGATAAGAGGCGCAACATTGGACTTCGCGGTCAACAACTTATAGTTGCCCTCCACCCGGTTCATGCTGTCAATCATTGCCTGATTAGGCTTGATAGAAACAGCATCGGCAACTTCATCAAACATCGCTCCGATATCGTCAGATGCTTGTTGCAAGACCTCTGGCGTGGCGCGTGTGGCTGGCTTGAATGTCTTTGGGTCTCGCGCATTGATGCGCCGCAAAGCTGCCGTTGTGAATTGCTCGTTTTGAGCGTCCACAATATCCCTTGCGCCCGCGCTGGCGCTTTCCTTCATCATCAAAGACTTCGAACCAGTCTTTTGGCCCGCTGTCGTGTTGACGCCTTCATCAGCAAGACGACCAGCCGCAGCAATACGTGCAGGGTCAGCGGGGTTTGGCGTAATAGTGCGGCGAATGCCTTCGACCACACTCGGCGCTGCCAATGCTGCACCGCCACGCGCCCACGGTTCAACGTCTCCCCCCCCGACCAACGGGATGTTTTCTGGAAACTTCATGCCTTCGGTTTTCTGGCCTGCGTACTCGGATGCAACGGCGGGCGCTAAGACGTGCGGAACAAGACGCGCACCCGGCACAATCGCATTGGGCAAAAACTCACCGACCGTTTGCATATATTCGCCAGTTTGCGTCTTAGGCTCATACTCAAGGCTATTGTCTGAGACAGCGTTTCCAATTGTAGCCGCTTGCGAGCCAGAAAAAGGCAATGATGCAAACGTGTCACGCGATGCCTGAACCATCTCAGGCGGCACGCCGACAAACTCCGCAGCATCGTTTAACTTATCTGCGCCGTAGCTGAACAGTGCGCCCGGTGCGTCAAGAAGCCCCGCAACACCACGCATAGCGCCAGAGCCAAGGCTATTGATTGCGTCTGTGGCTGTATCGCCCGCCTTCTGCAACATTGACGGTTGCGGCTTTGGCTGCGTACCCGTCAACTTCGCCAGCGCGGTTTTCATTGTCGCCTGATCTGTGCCTGCCGGAAACTCAACAACCCGGCCATCCGGCAATTCTACTTCAATCATTCAAATTCCCCTGTTTCGGGGTTGTAACGCAACCGCTGTGGAGCTTCGCCCTTGTTGCCGTCTATGAGTACCCGCAAGCTTTCCGGCATGATTGACTTTCGGTTCAACTCAGAAAGACTGTTGTTCAAGTCTGCATATTCAATCTGACCGTTTTGGTATTGAGAGATCAGGTTTGCGCGCTGCAAATCAATCTCAGCCTTCGCAATCATCATGTCCGCAATCGCCATGTTTGCCTCTGGCGAATTTGCAAGATTTCCAAGCCCCTCGATCATGCCCGCATATTCAATGTCTGAGGTGGACCCGCTGCCCTCAACGCGAAGCTGAGGCGCAACACGCTTAACAATAGACTGGCGAACTGCGGCAATGTCATTGAAATCGGGAAATTGCTGCGCAAGCCGCCCTGTAATCGGTCCACTTGGCGCTAGTGCGCTCAGTTCTCGCAATGCCTGCAAGTCACCCATATTGGATGCTGCCTTGGCCCCGGCCTGTGCAAAAGTTGTTAGCGTATCCGCTTGGTTTTTCTGCAATTCCGTGCGCAACGTTGCGTCCGGTGCTGGCGACTGATCAGGGAAATTGATGTTTGTATCACCACCGCCAATTCCAGAAATCTTGCCATCTGCTCCAACGTTATAAACGCGAGCAGGATCAAGCCCCATCGCTTTGGCTTCCTCTCCGGTCACCTGCCGGTATTCTGGCCCCTGACTTGCCGCCCGCCACATGGTCAACGCCTCACCCGCTGGCAATGCGCCCGATGCGATGGCTTGCGCATACTGCTGCCCGCCCGGTTGCTGTGCCAGCCATTGCGCTGTTCGGTTCGCCTGCTGCTGCGCCTGTGCCGTGGCCTTCGCCTGCTTACGACCGTCCGCTCGCTCCCCCATGCGCGCCTGAATAGCCGCCATCTTGCCGGGGTTCTGGTTGTGCAACATGCCTTGCAGACCTAGCCGGATTTCGTCCGCTCTGTCTGCGTCCATGTTCGGGAATAGACGGCCCAAAAGCCCGCCGACTTGTTCGCGTTCCATAGGTGCCGCCTCCTGCGTTGGTGCGGAAAGAAGCCCTTGCGGCCTCGGTGAATTTGTGGACATGACTGCGGGTCGCGCTGGTGCCTCAGTGCCGTAATATGCCGACCGCAGCCAATCCGGTGCATTCGCGCCCTTGCCGCCCGCGCCCCAGACCGCCTCTTTACCGAAGCCGATGTGCATCGAACCGGGCTGCATATAGCCGTCACCAGCACCAAAGCCTGTCAAACCGCCAGCGCGCCCGCGCTGCACAATCTCTTGAAACAGCGGCAAGTCGTCAGGGTTCGACCAATCAAGCCGCCGTCCGTCCTTGTAAAAGAACACATCCGCCGCGTTGCCGTGGTCGTGCCGTGTAGATCCTACGCGCGGCCCTTGCCCCGGTGCAGGTTGCCCACCCGAAAACACCTCCATCGTAACGCCCAATTCAGGCAGAAACGACAGCGCGTCATACATCTGCTGCGAAAGCGGTAGATTTCGCGTTGCCCCTTGGTTGGCGTATTGCAGCCAGCTAGGCGACATGGACAGTCCCATTAGAGGAACAGGCTCAGAAGGCCACCAAGGCCGGGATTGCTGGTGTTCGTCGTCTGGCCCGATCCACCCGGCACCGCAGCAACGCCGCTTTGCAGGTTGCCAAGACCAAGATTGCCAGCGCCGGTATAGCCCGCAAACTGCTGCATTGCCGCGTTAATCAACGCTTGCTGTGCTGCCTGCGCCGTCTGGCCGTCCGCTTGCTGGTTGCCCGCGATGGTGTTTGCCATGTTGAAGCCTTGATCGGCCAAGCCCGCGAATTGATTTGCTGCGTTCATCTGGTTAGTGAATCGGTTTTGGTTTGCAGTGTTGAACGTGTCCGCATTGAAGCGACTGTTATAATCAGTGGCGTCAGCATTGCGGATCGACAAGTCAGCGCCAAGCCGCGAGTTAAATTGGCTTACCGCGTTATTTGCGTCTGCCCCAAACTCACGCGCACGGTTGACCGCATCAAACCTGTCGCGGTTCATCGCCGTCGTGTTGTTCGCGTTGGCGATGCTCGCGCTGGTCGAGTTGTTCGCGCCCGTCATCCGCGCTTGGTTCGTCGCGTCCCGATTGCCCGCGCCGACGTTGTATTGCACGTTCTGGTTCGCCAAGTCCGCTTGCATCGTGTTGCCAATGTCTTGGAACGCCGCCTGCTGTGCGTTCTGAAAGCCGAGGTTGCGAAGCTGGCCCATCGTGGAGCCTAGACGGTCATAGTAATTCCGGTTTGTCTCGGCGTTCGCAATGCCGTGCCGTGACCCACCAAACGCACCCGCCGCTGTCATCGCGTCGTTTGTCGCGTTCTGCTCGACAAGTCGCGCCCGTTCCATATCCGCTTGCGTTTGGTCAACGACGTTGTTCAGATACGGGTTCATGTACGGGTTCATGTCCATGCCCGCAAACTGCCCCGCCGTGACGTTGGCAACCGGCCCCATCTGCGCAGCGTTGTAGCCGCTCCCTGACGCCGTACCAGCGCCGTAGCCCGCCATTGGCTGTCCCTGTGCGTTCACACCCGTAAAGGCGTTGTAGCCCTGCGCTGTGGCCGCTGGTGCGCCCGCCTGCGAAGTCTGCGCCATCATCGGCGTCATGCCGAGGTTCATGCCCATGGCCTGCTGTGTGCCTTGCACCGCGCCGTTATACGCGCCTGCGACTTGTTGCTGTAGCGGAACCATTAGAAAAGCCCCCCAAGAAGACCGCCGCCCGGCTTTTTACCGCGCGCGTTGCTAATACCGCCAAGAAGACCACCGAATTTATCACCCGACTGCCCCGGCCCGCCGCCGTCAAACATATCGCCAAGGCCAGTGTATCCACCTTTCCCCGGCTGCTGTGGTCCTTGCATCGGAGGCATAGACTGCACCGATTGCCCCGCCATGCCGCCAAGATGCCCATACAGCACATCGTCAATCGCCCGATCGCGCCGCGCTTGGTCGGAATAGTATTCGTTACCCTCAAACTGTGGGCTTTGGTTGTACGTCAGCGGCCCCGTTGACCCTTGCTGCCCCGCGTTCATGTTCGCGCCTTCAACGCCCGACACAGGATCTACAAAGAAGCTGTTGTAATAATCCATCTGGCCCGGTCGCGTTTCCTGCAAAGTTGCCATGTTTTGCTCATATAGCGGCATAGACGAATAGCCGAAAACGCCGTTGCCATAATCGGTCGCAGGCATGATGTTCGGCATGGCCGTCTGCATTCCAAACGCCGCCGCCATGTCCTGATTATTCTTCATCCCCGCCACTTGGGAACGGTCAATCGCCGCAACGCTTGGCCCGGTCCAAGGCATATAGCCCGCCTTGCCCATATCCACCGAGCGTTGCAACATCTCCTGCGCCGGTCCAACCACCCAATCAGGCAGTTCCGTTGTGCTTTCGCTCGACCCAAAGAGGCCATCAAATAGACCCATATCAGCCTCCTAAAGTGACGTGGCCGAGATTGCCCCGGCGTTGCTTACTGTGATCGACCACCGCGTGCCGTCCGGTGATTTCAAAATCAGACGTTCGCCGCTCAATTCTACATCCTGCCCAACCTTGCGGTTTTGCTGGTCCGCAAGTTCAAGCGTCCGGTTGCGCTCTGTTTCAATCAATCGGTTAAAGACGTTCGGCACGTTCGGCAGTCTCACCGACGCCCCCCCGGCACCGCATCAAGTCGCATGATGCCAACGCGCCAATTTTGATTGCTATTCCCATCAACCCGCATCCGCACCTGTCGGCCCGTGAACCGCATGTCAGTCGGGTTTGCCATTGCATACGGCCCATATTCGCGCTCAGTCCCGTTAGGATAAAACCGCGTCTTGAACGTGGCTGTGACTTCGCCCTGTACTTCCTCGTCCGGCAGCATTCCGGTCACGCACATGACCTGATCGCCCGTCCCAAGCATGATCGGCCCCGTTTCGGCATACACATCCGCGCCGCCGTGATTGAAGCCAAACTCGTGTTCGAAAATCTCGCCGTCCAAATCAACCATCATCGGATAGCGCCACACGCCTTGATCAAAGCCCGCCGACCGTGCCAGCATTCCGATAGACCAAGTGTTTTCGCGATAGTTAAATATCACGTAGCTATCAACTTCGGTCGATGCCTCAGACGGGTAGAACCACCAGACTTCGCCATATTGTGCATTCGTCACGGCCCAAATGTGCGACAGTTTGTCGGGGTTCAGGTTCGTGAAAACGTAGTCCGAAACGTCCGATTGCACCGGCTCGACAGACCCGCCATCATACCGAAAGAACCCGCGCCGCCCCATCCAATAGGCAGTGCCGTTTGCAGATACCCCCGCCAGCCGCGAGATTGCCCCGCACGCTTCGCCCACGCGCTGGAATGAATAGACAGCCGTGCCGCCTGTGAATGTCGCTGTATGCGCGTCTACGTCAGTCAGGAGTAGCGTTTGACCGCGCGTCTTGATGCCTTGAAGCAAGCCACCATCGGTTTGCAGTTCAATATCGCCCGCCTGATTGGTTGCCGCTGGTGTCCACGTCGTATTGTCTTCTTGGTCCGACCACGCGACCTTGCGCGGGTTGCCAGATGCGCCAAGCGCGAACAAAAACCGTTCTTCGGTTGAAATGACGCCCTCGCAGCTTGTCGGCGCGTTGCTGATTGCCGCCGCTGCTGACGCTGTGTTGAGCGTCCACTCGTATAGCTTTCCATCCGCAGGACAGCATCCGACAAGATTTTCCCCCCATGTGTCCAACGACCACACAGCCGCTTCGGTGTACGTTGTCGCGTCGTTTCGTGGCGTGCCGTATGTTCCCGCGCCATACAAACCACCACCATATCCGGTGTTGATTGTGGCAGTCTCAAAACCGCTGGTAAACGCAGCCGGTGTGATGTCCGAAACTGTACCGTTTGTCTCGACCACATGCAGCGCGTCAAAGCTGCCCGCAGCAATGTAACGATCCCCGCTATTGTCACGCCAGCCAATCATCCCGCGAATGATGCCGGTGATGGCCGTGTCCTTGAATGACCCCCAGCCGCCAACCGGCTTTAGACTATCCTCGTGAAACCGCACAAGGCTTGCGTCGGTCCATCGGTCCTTTGCCATCAAGTCGGTGCCGTTTTTGAACACACCGGGCGGGATTTCAAGCGGGATCAGCATTAGTTAGCCGTCCCGTACTGCGTCAGGTTTCGTGTGCTGTCCAAGACCTGAAAATGACGCCCGTTCGGCGCGTATGCTCCGAAATTATGCGTCACTGACAACGTTTCCTTTAGCGTGAATGACGCGAAGTCCCACGCGGAACCGCTGTATTCCTGCGCCGTGCCGCCCGTCCGTGTAATCAACCGTGTGCCGCCACGTGCGACCGAAACCAAGTTTGAATAGCTGCCCGCCGATGATTCACTTCCCGCTGTGGAGAGGTCGTAAGGCGTCGAAAGCGTCCGTTTCTTTAGGCCGCTGCTTGTATAAAAAAGGATCGTGCCGTCATCATTGAAAAACAGCGTGCCACCAGCCGAAAAGTTGTCACTGCGAACCTGCGTTGCTGTTCCCGCGAAGGGCGACGATAGCGTGTAAGTGTAGATGCTTGGATCAGCGACCACATACACCCTCGTTCCGTCAGCGTTGAACGCGATGCCCGAATATCGGCGGGATGTTGTTAGCGAAATATCGCCGCCAAACGAAGCTGTTGAAATATCGCCCGCTGCGCTGCAATTGTAGTACGTCAGGATTGCCGGATTGCTAATGTCCCGCTCAACCGCAAACAGCTTTGATCCACCATCCGCCCATGTGAAGCTGTCCGCAGCGTCCAAAGCTGAACCGCTGCTAAGGTCTAGTGACCCACCGTCGGTCGCCGCCAAGTCCAGCCTGTACGCTGTCGCGCCAACCGGCGCAAACACTGGCACTAGGCTCATTGCAGCGCCACCACGTTCAGCACCGACAAGCCGTTGCACACGGTCACGTAACACATAAAGTCGTCGCCATCTGTCGTCGTGAACGGATCGCCGGTCACCAGCGTGAAGCCGCTTGTTGCGATAGCTCCCGCGCTGCCGTTGTTGGTGATCTGAACAACCATCGTGCAGCTAGATGCAGGCGGCGCTAGAGTGTGCGCCCCGCCGTTGACAGCGTATTGCTGATTTCCATTCGCAGGGTCAGGCGTGTATGTTCCGCTCGACTGCGTGCCTGCGTTGTAGTCCGTAACGTCAAAGCCCTTTGTGAGCGTGTCCGTCTGCCCGTCCGTCAAGATATTGCCGGTCAGACCGTCTGTCTTGTTCAGTTCCGCCGCTGTCGCTGTGACAGTCACACCGCCGACCTTCCATGAGCCTTCTGTCAGGTTCGGCGCAATCGCCGTTGTGCCGTCAAACAGGTCATCAATGGCGTCTAAGTTCGTGTTGATCTTGGTTCCCCAAGTGCCGTCACTCGCGCCGACCTCCGGCTTTGTCAGGCTGTAAGTCGTTGTCGTCGTGTCCGCCATCTTATGCCCTCAACTTAATGCCCTGCCCGCCCCACTTGGCGTCCTGCGATGCCATGTTCAGAGCGTTGACAGCGTTCGTGTAGAGCGTTGACCAGATGATAAGCCGCTCGTCGTCTTTCAGGTACGGTGCAGACTGCGAAAGAGCGCCGTAGAGATAGACCCCCGGCGCTTCATCAAGCAGCCAGTTCGTCGTGTTTGCATCCGATAGAACCGGGATTTTACCAACGTAATAGACGTTCAAGCTGGTGCCTGTCGGCGTTGGGAATATCTCGATTTGTCCAGCCGTGACGCAGTAGTAAACGCCCTCACCGGACGCATCACCGTTGCTGTAACGCTTGTCCTGCATT